TGTTGCCAAATACCTCTTTCCAGGTCCTTGGGCAGTTCAGCTCATCACCAAGCAGTTGATACAATTTCTCAGTACTGAGGATTGGCTGCAATGGTGGTATTACATTCCCCAGGAGCAATGGGAAAATTGGACCATTTTCCGTAAGATGGCCCCTCTTATGCAAGATGCTAGTATTCGTCGACAGATCATGCGATGGCGGAGAGTTAATTTCTTTTCGTTATGTATGGTTGGTCTCTCCATGATTAGGTGTTTCATCTATGATTGGTCGGATGCCTGGTGTTATATGGCATGCATTTTTTCTATGCTTTGGGCTTTCGCTGGTTTCAAAACCGCGAAACTACGCCTTGCTGCATATGATGTGATCTCTAAGAGACGCGTTGATGTAGTCCAAACTTTGGCAGGCCAGAATCGAGATGATTGGTCTCCCAATATGAAGTTGATCTATTCCTCTGCTCAATCCGCTCTTTCCATCCTCGGTATTGCTTCTTTCGGATATTTTGTTTATTCAATTTTAAGTCCGGAAGAGTCATCTGACAAGAAGGATGATAAAGATTCTGAGAAAAAGGATAATGGAAAAGATCCTAAGGCGAGAAAAGATGATGACAAGAAACAGGACGCTTCTGTCGCCCAGAACAAGTCCACCCCTCCTGTTCAAACAGCAACCGCACTTCTCCCTGAGAATCTGGCTGACCAACCCATTGAAGTTCAGAACTTCGCGGGTGTCTCCGAGGATGACCTCAAAGCCAGAGACTCTAAGATCAACCTATGGGAGCAAAAAGTGGTAACAGCTGTAATGGGATACAAAAATCCTGGAATGACGCGCGACCAACTAATCGCACTTGCTTCCAAAAATCTCTCCGCTGTCCATGTAAAGAACGACGCAGGAGAATGGAAGTATCGCACGAATGTACTTTGGTGCGAGTCCGATTTGTGTCTCATGACAAAGCATGACGTGCCCAGCAAACCCACTTTCTGGAAGATCCGCGACAACGATAAGGTTGCGGCTGATCACATAGTATTGGTCTCTCCTCGAGACTTTTTGACATTCCCAGGAAGTGAGCTGTGTATTGGTCATGTTGTTCACCGAAACAAGAGAAATCTGATTCGATACGTCAACACCTCCCCCGGATCCATTCAGGCCGTGTTTTTGCACAAAGGGCCAGACGGGACATTAGATGATCCCATTTCCGTGCGGGGCGAGTTGATAGTCGACAAGGAGACGGGAGTTGAAACCATAGCTTGGAAGTGGCCTAAAGAAACTTTCAAGGGAGCCTGCGGAGGAGTTTATATTTCTCTAGATGCTACCAATCCCGGAATTATTGGTATGCATTATGCAGGTTTGGTCAAACATCCTGACATTGGTAGATCCGCTCTCGTCTCTCAGAAGCAAATACTCAACGCTCTCAACATCTTTGTCAAGCGTCCAGAGATATTGTTCGGGGGAACCGAACCAGATTCGTGGATCCCAACGTGTAGAGGCGAACCACTCATTACCCCAGACCCAGAGCCCGCTCCCGGAGGAATCCTAGAGCAGACGAAGTGGTTGCTGGAGAATGGTCACGCACCTGAGGTATATCAGGGCGCTACAGCTGTTGGGAAAATTCATCAATCTGCGTTTTACAAGACGCGAGCTGTCAAGACCCTGATTCACGATGAAATTTGTGCTATCTCAGGGGATACGACAGAATTTGGTGGGCCGCCATTCGGAAGATCAATGTGGCCCAAATCGGCCGTTTATGCGGTCAATCCTTCACCCGGGCTCCCTTCAGAGCACATGGCATGGGCTGTTGAGGACTACATGAGTGAATTTGAGAAGAAATTCCCAAAATATTTACTCAAGAATCTGAGACCGCTCACGTGGGATGAGACTCTTAATGGTATTGATAAAGTTCGCTTCATCGATGCTATGAAATGGTCCACGTCAATGGGCAAAGGATTCAAAGGTTCGAAAAATGACTGGGTTACCGTCTATCTTGACGAGCTAGGCCACGAGCGCAAGCAATTTGTGGATGAGGTCTGGGAGGAAGTCATCAAATCGATCAAAGTTTTGGAGACAGGTAAGAGAGTTCCTTGGTTGTTCAACGGAGTACCCAAAGATCAGCCTCAGGAAGTCACATCCGATAAAGTTCGAATCTTCATGGTAGCGATGATCACATGCACCTTGATTTGTCGCAAGTACTTCACACCCATCTGTCGCGTTCTTCAGATGATGACCGCTAAGAGTGAGTGTGCCGTTGGCATCAATGCCACTTCCAAGGATTGGGATGATATATGGACCCACCTCGAAAGGTTCAAACACCATTTCGATGGTGACTTCAAGAAGTATGACTCAACTAAGGCCGCAGGCACGAGTATGTGTTCCTACAAGATCATGATTCGCATTGCTGCAATGGGGGCTTACACCCCCCTAGACCTTTTTGTGATGTCCACCGCTTCTGGAGAATTGGTTCGACCCTTGGTTATATACAATTTGGAAGTCGTCCTGCTTGACGGTAGTACTCCATCGGGCATTCCAGTCACCGTGATCATCAACGGACTAGATAATTCCGTCATGAATAGGTGCGCATTTTATGCATGCTATCCACAATCTAAGATTGGGGATTTTCGCAAGTACGTCGCGCATCTTAACTATGGGGATGACATGCTCAACGGAGTCAGTTGGTGGCGGTCAGGTTTCAATTTCCTGTCTGTGCAGAAGTATTTAGCACAGTATGGAGTCACCATCACACCAGGTGTTAAGACCGCCAAAGGCAAGAAATTTGCCGAATCTCTCGGAGAACTCGTCTTTCTTCAAAGGAAGACTGTCCAACTCCCCGAGTTGCCCTACCGAGTCGGACGCTTGGTAGAGGCCTCGATTTTCAAACCGCTTAAATGTGTTTTGTTGCCTAAGGGGGAGTACAATGCCCAACTCGCGAGTGTCGTCAATGTAGACGGAGCTCTCCGTGAGTGGGTTTATTACGGACGCGACCACTACGAGAAGAGGCGCAGTGAGATGCGCCAGGTTTTGGAGAAACATGCCATTTCTCACCTTTCTATGGTTGTGGACAAACCATACGAAACTCTGCTTATGGAGCTGCAAGCAGAGCAACTTGAAGAGTTGCAGCCCACTCCTTCGGATCAGGATTAAAGATGTCCCTCTGTGCGTAGACCCACGTACACTTCACTGGAACCAAAAGGGCATTACATGTATTGGATACCAATTGTAAATTAATTTCTTCATTTCGATTCGCCGTTAGGCTTACATGTGATTGTACTATAAATGTATATATAAATGAAACCCGCGCCTACCAATAGCACTTGGTGGGTAGCGTACATAGAGTGCTACTACATATTCAAATCAAAAGAGCTTGGTGGGTGACCTGACATCCACCATGTCTACATATAAAACAGGAACCTTAGCATTTGGTGATAATGCAATGAGTGACACGCATAACGTGTCATCAACCTTCGATTCCACTTATGATGTCGGAGGAACTACAGATGTGCCTTTGGGTAGCTTTTTAGCCCGCCCTGTTGAAATAGAAAGGTACACTTGGGACGTGGGGTCCAATATGACAGAGAGCTTTCGTCCATGGGATTTATTCTTTAACCAACCCCAAATCAGAGCTCGCGTTGAGGGATTTCGTCACGTTCGTGGTAACCTCAAGATCCGCGCAGTTGTGACAGGTAACCCGTTTCTCTTCGCCCGAGCAATCATGGCTTACGAGCCATTTTCTGATCGCAGCGTCATGAATTTGGGTAACCCGGTACAGAGAGCCTTCAGAGGCTGCCTATCCCACATGCCTCACGTCTATCTCGATGCGTCCACAAGTCAAGGAGGGGAAATGACTCTCCCTTTCTTTTCACCCTACAATTGGATTGACACCACGAAAACGGATGCTTTTACCGAATTGGGCAAAATGTACGTTAACTCATTTCAAGTCTTGAGACACGCCAACGCTTCTTCGGGATCAATGGAAATTGTCATTTACGCTTGGATGGAAGATGCTGTTATAGCTACACCCACTGCTGGTGATTATGATTTGGTAACTTATCAATCAGGAGAATACGACGAGCACAAATCGGGTCTCATCTCCAAACCTGCATCGAATGTTGCAGCAGCTGCGGGATTATTGAGCACCGTCCCATGGTTGGCTCCCTTTGCTATGCCGACCGCAGCCGCAGCTACAATGTTGGCCTCTGTGGCCCACATTTTCGGATACAGTCGACCGAGAGTGCTCGATAATATCTGTCCTATGCGCGAAATGCGCGGGGGAGAGATGGCATCCACCAATCAGCATGAAGTGATGCCCAAGATAGCGTGGGATGCTAGGAATGAGTTGACGATCGACCCTCGAACTGTGGGGCTCGATGGTACCGATGAAATGGCGATCCCATATATAGTGAGCAAGGAAGCTTACATTGGCACTCTTTTCTGGAGCGAATCGGCTATCGGAGGAGACGTTCTTGGCAAAATTGTTGTGAGTCCCATGTATGGACTCGTCGACTCATCCGTCACCCCAGCGCGCACGGCCATCCCACCAGTCACGGCAGTTGCCAGGATGTTCAGATATTGGCGTGGACCTATGGTCTATCGAATGAGCATCGTTTGTTCGACTATGCACCGCGGAAAGTTACTTGTGCAATACGATCCTGTCTCTGACGCCAACGCCAACACCAACCAGATTTACTCGCGCATCATCGACCTGAGCGAAACCCGAGACTTTGAAATTCCTGTCCATTGGCATTCTCCACAGGCCTACTTAAAATGCAGGGAGATTGAATATGGCAATCCTTCGGGATTCCTAGGCTGGTATGACACGCCTTCGCCAATTCCGGCCGACCCGGAGAATTCAAATGGTAGACTACGCGTCACTGTGCTTACCCCGCTCACCAGTCCGGATCCATCCTTGGCCCAATCAATCAACATTCTGTTGTTTGCCAGGGGAGGTGACGGTCTTGAGTTTGCTGGGACACAGTCCAACCCCACGCGGCTCACCTACAAGAGCTCGAATCCTATCATTGAGCCCCAGGGACTGGATGAAAACGCTGAGTGGGAATATCAATCTATGGAGCCTGATAACCAGCTGGACCCCCTCGCTTCTGATCAAATCGATGAGATGGGATCCACTCCACTTCCTGAGCTGGATCAAACCGATAAGGTTTTCATGGGAGAGAGCATTCAATCCGTCCGAGCTGTGTTGAGGAGATACTTTTTCACAGGAGCTCTCTCTCTTCCCAATATCTCAACCACCGTCCCCTACAACGTGCGCAGACCCGTCATCACCACAGCTGACATGCCTAGAACTGAATATATCATGAATTGGTATGCAGGGTGGAGAGGGGCGTTTCGAATGCGATGTTTCACCGCCTCAAGGGGTACGATAGTGGGTTTCCTTGCACAAGAAGGAGTCCCATCCCCCATGACCAACAATTACAATGGAATCCAAGCCAATCAAGAGGTGGTCGAATTAGAGTCTCCTTTTTACTATAACAAGAGATTCGCTATGGCCCGCACCAGCCCTCAGTGGGTTGATGATACTGACACAGATCCAGAATCGCCGAACAGGTTAATGTTTCGGTTTGGCCAATTAGACTCTGGGTCCACCACTG